CTTTTTTACCTTTATTTACTTTCATACTGTAGCCCTCCATAGCAGACATAAATTCTTTAACACTACAACCCCAAAAGGTTTCAGGTGTCATATGGAGGAATCCTAATCCAATCTCTAGATAGTCTTGGATGGGGTAATAGCTTCTTGATTCTCCACCTCTGCTTTTGGGGAGTCTTCGTCTTCCCCAGCAAAGATTGTACCTAAAACTTCTCCTGCTGTTACTGCAGAAGTTGTTAAACCAGTTTGTAATATCATATCACCAACTGCAACATGTGTATACTTACCTTTTGCACCTAATAGACCTTCGTGTAAAATAATAGCTATATCACCTAGAGAAAACTTTTGTTCTGCAATTGATCTTGCTACATCCATTACAGATCTTCCTGTTCTGTGTTCTATATTTACTATGTTGTCAAAAGTAAGTCTAAATAATCTTTCTTTATCACCAAACTTACGACTTATCTCACCCTTGTATTTGTTCATTGTCATCTCCTAATGCTTTCTTTAGTTTTTTCTTTGTTGATATTGATTTCTTCAACTCATCATTGTTGTCTTCTATACAATGAATTTCTGCTCTACTATTTGTAGTAACTAATTTTTGCACTATAAGATTATCGTGTCCATTAAGGGTAATTTTATCTAATGGACGACAATCAACATCTTTATTACATTCAATAACTATATATTTTAATTTAGTTACTTTTATGAATCCGTGATGTTGATCGCCATTTAATTCAAAGTTAATCACTTTCCAACCATTTGTCCATTCAATCATAATTACGCGTTAGTGTAAGTTATTGTATTATGTGATTCTAATGTTACAGAATATGTTTCTTCACCATTATACTCACCAGCTCTTTCGTAACTTGTTATCAAAAAAGCACCTTTAACACTTGAACCATCACCAAAAATTAAATCATAATTTTTAATTTGACCATCAAACGCAAAACCTCTTAAAATGTTTTCTGTTGATGAGTCTGTGAATACTCCACTAGCTGATATTGACATACTTCTAATTCCACCACCTTCTAATAAATCTCTTGCTTTATCTGAACCACTTGTAACGAATGCGTTTGAATCTTTAGTTGTAACATCAACCATTTCTCCATTTATACTCATAGATGTACTTCTTAGTCCACCTATAGTTGCTGGAGTGCCTGTGCTATTGTCTTTTAATAAAAAGCTACTTCCTTTTTGTACTGCCATTTTATTTCTCCTTATTTATTTTTATCTTAATTATCATAAACTACTGCTCTAAATCTCTGTAATCCGTGTGATGTTAATCCATCATTTTCCTTTATCACATCAGAAAATTCAAATCTTAAATTGACAAGACTTGCTCCTGAAACAGATAAAGAGGATTCGTGCAACAGAGCGTAAATTCTACTCATAATCTCTTTTATTTGCTTACTTCCTCTATACCTTGAAAATGAGTGAATGACAAGAGTATGTTCATTACCTTGTAAACTTTTTGTTCCATTATCTATTGCTGTTTCTTCTCCTAGCTTTACATAAGGAAAAGCTGAAGAATCAGGAACATAATCATATACTGTAGCACCTAATGTGCTTGTAAGGTTATTATCACCACTTAAACTATCAAAAATTGTTTTCTGTAATTGTATGCTATGATCACTCATTATTTACCAAACTTTTCTAGACTTTGTTTAATCTTTTGAAACAATACCTCTGCTATCTTAGGTTTGCTTTTTTCTGACGCTGGAAACATAAATGGTCTAGGTAACATTTTACTTGTTCCATATTCTAAGAATTTACTATACGATGCTTCACTTCTAACTTCTACAAAATCTTTTTGTGCTTTAACTCTTATATTACTTACTAAGAACCCTGTATCACTAGCTGGTGCTTCTCCAGGTGCTGATGCTTTATGTGTTCTAGTTGGATTATATTTCTTGTATGTTTTACCTGATTTAGAACCTTGTTGAATACTTCTAATAGCTTCAGTTCTTATTAATTGTCCACCACCTAATAAAACATTTTGCATATCTTTTTCTAAATCTTCTTTTACTTTGTCAAGAGCTTCAATTGCCCTTTCTACTCCTGTAAATTGAAACTTAATATTCATTATGTTCCTACGTTTTCTGTTGCTACTAATTTAATATATTTATCATATAGGTTATCATTTTCTATACTTTTAATATCAAATGTTCTTGAACCAAATAATATTCTCATTGATGTTAGTATTCCTGATCTAAATCTTATTATAAACTCAAAATCTTGTGGGTTACTTATTTGTTCACCTGATTGTTCATTAAATACTTGTTTACCTGCTTTCGCTTTTATTTGTGCAAAAGCTGTAATAAATGTAGTTCTACCTGTAGTATAACCACCAAAATTATCACTAGATAATGCTGTGTTTTGAATTGTGATTTTGTTTCTTAATTTACCGACTGGTGAAACACTTCCCATATCAACCTCCCAGTATTGAGTTAATTCTTTCTACTTTGTATGGTTGAAAATTTGCTCCAATTGTATAAGGAATTGAATTGACAGATAAACTTGTTACTGCATCTCTGTTTTCATAAAGATGTCCAGCTAACATTGTTATTCCGTGTTTAATAGGTGCAGGTACATCTGATGCTCCACCATAACCTGCCACATATTTTATTTCATAAGCATTAGCATTTCTTGTTTCTGATACTGTAGGCCAACTAGCACCTGTTTTTAAAACAATTCTACCTTGTTGACTAATAGTATCTACATAATAATTTGATGATGCAAAAGTAGAAGCATTATTATCATTATCATAATATTTAACGTGTGTTACAGATGCTACTGGTGCTTTGGGTAATACTATAAAATTTGAATTGTATTCTAAATCAGGAGCTGTGTATATTCCCTCTTGTAATTTTATATCGCTGTAGAATGGAAGTCTGTCTAAAAAAAGACTTAATGTTTGAGTTGTGATAGCTCTATTAAGATATACTTCTGCTATATTTTGTGCTGAGTCAATTAAAGTTCCAATATAAGTATCATCATCACTAAAGCCACTATCTATTCTTAAATGTGTTTTAACCTCAGTTGTTGAAACTGCTTTTGTACTCCACGCTGTATCAATTTTAAGACCTGACATTTCACTTTACTTTTTCTTTTTACCCATTACTTTTTTTAAAATTTTCTTAACTTTTGTTTCAGTTGGTTTTACTATTGTCTTTTCAATTTTAGAACCTGATTTCTGTGCTTTACCACTATTAATCCACTTTGAAGCCATTTTCATTTGCCATTCTGTTTCAAAATTATATTCTTGATCTTTCTTGTAAACCATAGTTGAAGCGCCTAAATCATCAGCTTTTGCAACGTGATTTACTTTCATTTTTATTTTCATAATTACTCCTTTTAAATTTTAACATTCAAGGGGGAAATACCTCTCGGCAGGATCCCCCTCAAATTCTATTAATTATTGGTTAGCTTGTGAAGCAGTAGGACCTGAAAGAGGTCTTCCTTTAACTCCAGTAACACCAAATATTGTACCTGTTCCATGCGTACCACTAAAGTTTAAAACTACTCTAGAGTATCTTTTGCCACCTACATAACCGATTGCGTAAACTGCATTACAGTCGCCATCAGCATCAATAGTTTGCCATAGACCATTAGTTCCCACTGTTCCACCTACAACATCTGTATTAGATGTTACGTCTGTGAAAGTTACGTTGTCATCAGAATGTTCTAATTCTATTTCAACTTTGTGAGTTGTACTAAATGTGATTCCGTTAGCTCCTACATTAACTACGTGAGTTACTGAAGAGAAGCCTTGTGAGTCAACACCTGTACAATTAGTGTCAGCATCTTTTACGATTGCATTTAAAGATTCATCAATCTTTATGCCACTTTTTCCATCATATATTGCCATTTTATTATCTCCTATAAGTTATAATTACTGAATAGTAATTGTTGTTATTGCTTCAGGTAAGATAACTTGTCCACCAACACGTCTTCTAGCAATGTATCTTACATTACCAGCAGATGCTTGTGTGAAAGGATCTCTCATAATTGATAAAGAAACTCTATCAACAATTAAATAACCTCTTCTGTAATCACCAAATAAAACTGGTTTAGTTCCATCAGCAACGTCAGCTAAGTCAGATGCTTCTACAATTGGATGTCCTAATAAATTAGAACCTACACCCATTTGATAAAGACCTGGTTGGAAGATGTATTGACCGCCACCATCTTTCAGTTTTCTAATTGCTGAAAGTGTTGATCTATTAAACATCCAAGTAGCATTTCTCATATACTCAGATTTAATATTGTGTGCCGCACCAATTAAGTCATCTGTCGCAAGTGCATCGTTAGCCGCTGTTGTTATATTATTACCTGCATTAGTTATTAAACCTTGAGGTTTTCCAACTGAGTTACCTGAAATAAATGCGTTTCCTTCAGCTTTTGCAAATTGCTCTACAAACTCTGCATTCATTTCTGCTTCTAAATTGAAAACTGAATCTTCAAGTTCTTGCTCAGAAATATCTACTAAAGCATATAACTCGTGAGCTGGAATTTCTTCCAAACCAACAGCATATCCTGCAGTTTCTGATCTTGTACCTTGTTCAGCTACCCACTCGGCAGAGAATGTACCAGTTCTTTTTGGAACTTGAATACTTCTTTGTCCAGTTGATCTAACTCTAGCTACTGATCTTACTGGGCTAAATTCAATAATACCTTTGATTATTTCTCTCACGTACTCAGGTGGAGCTAAATAACCAGCAGTGTTATCATTAGACACAGTTAAAACTTTAACTTCGTCAGGTGTTAGGTTTTCTTTACCTTTTCTCATCCATTTATCAAATACTTGTCTTTGTTTTGATTCAATTGGTGAACCTTTTCCAAAGTCAGGTCTTGACACAATAGTTTCTAGTCTTGCCATCGCTTCTTGATTAGCTTTTGTTGACTCAGATGCTACTTTCATAGACTTTTCCATATCAGCAATTCTATCTAAATCTTTTTCAATTTTTGATAGTTTTTCTTCTGTGATAGGATCTGCGCTACCTTTAGCTTCGATCTGTTTTAATCTTTCATCATTTGTTTCTTTGAAAGACTCAAAAGTTTTACCAAGAGTTTCAACAGCAGATTTTACTTCTTTATTATCCATAATGTTTTCCTCTATGTTTTATTGTTTAAGAATGTCAGCTACTTTATTAATTAAAGTTGCTAACTGTTTATTGTCATCACCAGCATCTCGCTGAGATAAAGATTCAGATAATGCTTTTGCACCCATCTTAGCCTCTGTCCGAGAAAGACCTCCTGCATCACGCAAGATTTTTTCCCACTCTCGAATACTTTTAGAATTAGCTTTAACATTTTCAATTAAAGCTCTTTCGTTCATTGGAAACGTAACTAAACTAATTTCCATAAGGTCAACTTCTTTAAGAGTTCTAGTGCCTCTTTTGTTTTCGTTGTAACCTTGTTTTTCAGGGTCTGCTCTAAATCCTATAGACATACCATCTAAAGCTCCCATTTTTAATAATTCATATGCTTCTCTACCCTTTTGGGTTCCCATAGCTAATCTACCTTTAACAAATAAACCCTTTTCATCTTCATACATATTTTCAAAGACACCTATTGGTTCATCTGTCTTATGTTGATATAATAATTTTACTTTACTTGCAGGTCTATCTTCTAATGATTTAGTGAAAGCACCTTTTTGCATAATATCACTACCTTGATCTTCGTTACCAAATATAGAACCATAACCTGTAAATGTTCCTTTATCATCATTAGCTTTTACTTCTGAGTGAAAGGTTAATTTTTTAATTTCTGTATCACATTGACAAACTCCATCATCTTGACATACGCAAACACTTTTCATTGGTTTTTTCTTTTTAGGTTTTTTATGATATTTGTCTTCTTCTTCTTCATCACCATATCCTTTGCTTATTGCTTCTTCATAAGCATCGTGTGTTTTACAAGGCATATAAATAGTTTTGCCATCTTTATCCATTGAGTGAGTTCCTACACATCCAATTTCTTTTGCTTTATCTAGTGCATCTTCTTCATTATTAAACTGATCTTCAGCTCTAGATATTTTTTCTTCTGTTTGACTTATAACGTCTGTAAGGGTTTTAATCGCATCACCCATTTTTTCAATATCACTCATAGTGTATTTCTCCTTTTTACCATTTTCAAATTGCTTACTGCAAACTGCTAATCTTTGTGTTGCATCAGGATACTCTGATTTAGACTTGTCATCAGACATACATCTACTCATAAAATCCTCTCTCTTTTCTTTATTATTTGGTTTAACTAATGGCATTATTTTTCAAATTTACTTATTACGTGTTTGTCAATATTTTGCCATAATGTTTTACCTAGCTTTTGTATTCCGTATTTCTTTTGAATTACAACTCCAGCTGTTAAACCTATTAAAAATATAATTATTAATTCCATATTACTACCTCTACAAGAAATCAGGCGTTGTGTAAATAGATACACACCGACAATTTATCGTTTCTCCTGGAGAACCTGCTGGATCTCCTGGATAATTTAATCTATCACCACCGACAATAAAAGGTTCTTCTAAACCTACTTGTTGACCACTAGCTAACGCGTGACTAATTCTTGTTCTTCCGTCATTAACAGAAACCCACTCTTTTCTTGTTCCTGCAATTCCCATAGATTCAGCTACAATTTCGTTAGCAAAACTTGCTGTTCTATGTACTTCAGTTCTAGCAATCAAATTAGCTCTTGCAATACCCATACCGACAATTGCGTTTCTCAAAGCATTACCAGTTTGATTAACTGATTGACCATTACCGAAACTATCGTTTATCACATTTTGTATTTTATTTCTAGTATTATCGTTAATTCCTACAACTAATGTTGCAACATTGTCATCTATGTATCTCTCTAATTCTAAATCAAAATCACTATCTAAATCTTTTACGTTCTGTTCCCTGTTTAAAATGTTGTTTTTAAAGGCATATCCAACGATTCTGTACTGTATTTTAAATATATTTATTAACTGCTGAAAAGCATTTCTTTGTCTTATATCTAACATTATTGTTGAACCAAAACGAAAATCATCACCTAATTCATTACCTAATATTCTAAAATAGTTCTTTAATCTGCCTGTAAACTGTTTGATATATGGTTCTCTTAATCTATTTTGTCTAAACCATTCACGTCTTTTTACGTTTTTAAATATCTTTAATTGTCTTGCGTTGAATATCATTAGTGTATTGTTGCATCGTAAGGTTTGATTGAATCTGTTAAATCTATTTGTTGTGTAGCATATATATAAGATGCTCCGTGTACTGCATCATCTTCATTTGGGAATGGTCCTATTCTTATAACAATTTCGTGATTGTCTTTTTTATCTTTTTCAATAAATAGCTTAGAAACTATTTTTTTAAACATTTAGCTACCTCAGGTTGCTAGTGGATGTCCACTAGGTAATAAGTCTAAATCAAATTTACCACCTCTAAACCTACCTGATCTAACAGCATATAAAAACGCATTAACTCTAGCATATGCCCATTGTTCTTCTGATGTTACACTTGGTCTAACACTTCCTGGATTAGTTCTGTAGGCGCCTATACCTCTTTTAAATACAGCAGTTAGCATTCTTAACGTAACTCTTTTACCTTTTTTATCTCCGTGTTTTTCATTGTGCTTATCAACTTTATTTTGTAATCCTTTTTTAACTGCGGCTGTTACCTGTTTTTCTTCTATAACATCCTCTTCTAAAAACTTTCCTCTTTCTCTATCTAGTTGTGCTGATTTCTTTTTAGACCAACTTTGTCCTGCATCACCACCCCATAAAGACCAAGCTATTCTACCATTTGACGGATAACCTTTTTCTCCTGGTCTAAATCCATCTGCTCTTTTATCTACTTCGTGTCTTGCAAAAAAGCTATTCATACGTCTTACTGTTCTTGGTGATAGTTTTTCTTTAGCAACAATTTGACTTGCTCTTGTAGCACCTATTCTTGTACCACCTCTATTAAATTCTTTTCTCCACTCTATACCCCTTTTAGCTTCTGTAACCATACCATCTGTTGGTACTGTATCAATATCACCTTCAGCTTTTACAATCTCATCTAATTCTTCATCAGCACTTTCCATATCGTTTTCTATTTGTACTTGTTCTTGTTCTTCTTCTTGTGCTTCTTGTTCTACCTGTTCTTCTTCCATTGGATTAGTATCAGGTTCATCTTTTGGTGAATCTTCATCACCTGCAATATTTAAAGGCATTAAGTTTGCTGGTACTAATAAGCTATCTGCACCATCTAGTGGTTCATAACCTAATTGTTCTCTAGCTTCGTTTCTTGTTAAAATCCCATTTTGGACACCCTGTGTAACAGACTCAAATACTCTACGTCTTTGTTCTGCCATAGCTGGTATTGAATCTATATTGTATCTTAATTCTAAATCTTCACCAAACATTGGTGTCAACCATTCGTTCATATCAGCTTGAACCTTATCTAATAAAGGAATGATTGTTTCATTGTATAATGCAAGTTTAGCTTCTGCAAAGTTTGAATAAGTTTGTGAATCAGGAATACCAATAAGCTGACTAGGTACACCATAAACTAATGCAATATCTTTTGCTGACATATGTTTTAATTGTGTGAAGTCCATATCCTTAGGAGATAGACCCATTTCTTTCCAATCAAAATCGCCCTCTAATAACATTGGCTTTCCTGCATTACCTGTACCACCAAATCTTTGATTAATGTCGTTTACTAATTGACTTCTTTGTACTTCAGATAATTGCATCGCTGCACCTGTTTCATCTTTTGGTTTAAATACAACTGCACCACTAGGTCTTGCTCCGTTTTGTAATAAGTTTACATTGTGTTTATTTGCTAAGTTGTGTTGGTCAATATCAATACTTGCTGATTGAATTGGTGACATACCATAAAAATCATCTAATGGATTAAACATTTTAATATGCTTAACTTTTGAATTACCTGTTGATTGATCTACTATATAACTTTCTACAGTTTGACCTCCTATAACATAATCATATGAATTAGGTGTTGATCTACTACTTGCATTTATTTTAATTCTATCAGGTCTTAAATTATATAGTTCTGTGGGAGGTGTTCTATCACCACCAACTGATAACATATAACTGTTTCCTGAAATTAATAAGTAGGCATATACTGCTTGAAAAAATTCTACATTAGATACCATTGGACTAGGGTTATAAAGTAAATCTAATAATGGGTGTTTATCTATTTCTTGATCACCTCTAAATAAATTTATTTCTACTCTACTTGCACTATTTGCAATTTCATTAACACATCTATATACTATTGCG